TCCTATACGTCTACAACTAGGAGATATAATGAGCACCCAATTCCAGAGAGTTTATGAACTCATCGTAGGAGACACAGCCTCTGGTGAAGGGCTTCGCCTCAATGATCTTCAACTAACTTTTGATATTAGCAAGAGCAGTAGCAATAAAGATAAAACAAACTCTGCCAGTATTGAAGTGTACAACCTGTCAGACGAAGACTTGAGAATTATTGACGTAGATTACCCATACGCAAGCTTTAGTGCAGGGTATCGTAACATTGGCGCTAAGAATTTGTTCTCGGGGCAGGTGACAGATGTTTCTACAAGGAAGTCTGGTCCTGACAGGATTACACAAATCCTTATGGGTGCTGCTTACACAGAAATCAACCACCAGATGCTCTCAAGCATAACCCCTCCGGGACGCACTGTAAAGGATGTTGCTGAAGATATCCGTAAAGCTATCCCTAACGTCTCTCGCGGGGTTTATAACGGCACCAATCTAAACAATCCAATCCTATATGGGTATCCCCTTCAAGGTACGCCTAAAGATATGCTTAATGAGCTGTCTAACAAGTATGCGATTGATTGGCAGATTGATGAAGATGTTCTGTATATCCATGACAGTGATAGAGGCAACACAGAGCGATTTGAAGATGTATATATTATCAGTCCAGAGAGCGGATTGATTGATAATGCGTATAGGGTGCAGGGAGATGTTCGTAGGTCGGCAAAGGATAAGGTCAAGGCACAAAGTGTTCAATGGAAGACTCTGTTGAATGGGGATATTGTTGCCGGTGATATCGTGAAGCTTGAGGATACTTTAATCCAAGGATATTACAAAGTGACAGACCTACGACACTATGGGGATTTCAGAGGTTCGAGCTGGTACACGGAAGCAAAGGCAACGGCCATTGATAAGGTGTCTGTAACATGAGTAAAAGAACAGAGAGTCTTCAGGAGGTGTTGTCCTCTAGCTTCCAGAATCAAATGTCTGGCGTACACACTGCAATCCCCTGTATTGTTGTTACTATCAGGGACGGGTTGAATGGTGCGATGGTGGATATCCAGCCCACAATCAATCAGCGGTTTCGGGATAATGAAGTAAAATCCAGACCTGTCATTCTAGGCGTACCTGTATCCTTTCCTATTTCAGCTACTGCCGGTCTTAGTTTTCCTATCTCTGTTGGGACTACAGGTGTTGCTATCTTCTCAATGAGAAACTTAGATGCTTGGAAGAACAGTAATGGACTCCCTTCAACACCTCTCAACTTCGCCAAGTTTGACAAAGGCGATGCAATCTTCATTCCGGGGATTCAACCTCCCAGTGTGAATGTAAATAATCCCGATAAGAGATTGTGGCAGCACTCAACACAAGACACTGTATTGGTTAACAATATAGGAAGTTCTGAGGAAGTTGAGATACGCCTTAAATCCTCTGGTGAAGTTATTGTAAATACAAATCAAGATGTACGTGTCAATTGCAACAACGCATCAGTGACAGCAATCGGCGGTATCTCACTAACTAGCGATACGCTGTCAATAACAGCATCTACAGCGGTTGTTGACATTGGGCAAACTACTTGGGTTGGTGATATCACAATGAATGGTTCTCTCTCTCAATCTGGTAATTACACTGGAACAGGGACAATGACCTTTAATGGTGTTGACTTCTCCAGTCACGTACACGGCACTTCACCCGGCCCATCTAACCCTTGATATAAGAAGGATATGTAGTGGACCTACTATTGAATACAAACCCTCTCAGCCCTTCTTACGGGGATTTGACATACAGAAACGGACCACTCTCAAGAGACCTAACCACTCAAGCACGAATAGAGGTAGTTGCACAAAGACTCCTAATCCGCTTGAAGACTTTCCGAGAAGAGTGGTTCCTAGATCAAACATACGGTGTTCCCTACTTCCAGTCAATCTTAGGAAGTAAGTCGAGCAAGTCTAAGATTGATCTTATCTTCCAACAGCAGATTCTTCTGGAAGAGGGTGTAAGAGAGATTACATCTTTCCAATCAACATTGAGTAATCGAGAATACCGGATGACTTTCCGTGTCCGAGTTAACACTGGTGAAATCACTCCAGACATCACGATCACTCCAATTATTTAGGAGGCTTTATGGCTGGAGTTGAACCAACTGGGTTTGTCACTAAAAGACTCCCTGAAATCCTTGCATCTCTGCGTGCAAGAGCTGTAGAAATATTCCAAGATATTACACCTCCGGGTGAAATAGTAGACACATCAGACTCTTCTACTATCGGTCGCCAGATTGGCCTTATCTCCCCAAGTTTAGCAGATTTGTGGGAAGCTTCTCAACAAGTCTACAGTGCATTTGATCCTAACTCTGCAACGGGGATCGCCCTTGACAACCTTGTAGCGCTTGGTGGAGTTACACGCCTAAGAAATACTTACAGCACAGCCCAAGCAATCTTCACAGGCAGTAATGGAACACTTATTCCGGCAGGGAGTGCAGTAAGCAGCCCAGTGACAGGTGAAAGTTTTAACGTGGTGGCAAGTGTAGCGTTATCCCCCTCTCTTGCTTCTGGGGTGACTGTCAGTGTACCAACTGTTGCAGACACCACTCTGTACGCCATCAGCTACTCAAGACTCGCCACTACACAGACAGCGAGTTTTACGAGCGGTGTAGATGCAACTGCTGTAAGCATCCTTTCTGGCCTTAAAGCTGAGATTGATAGTAACCACCCACAACTAATTGCTACTGTAATTGGCAGCACGCTAGAGATTGATCTTGATGATATCTTCCAGCTAACTTCTTTCAGTGTGTCTGCAAATCTTGGTGTTACAAAGGTAGATAAGATTGGTGATCTGCAAGCTCAGAACTTCGGACCTGTCGAGCAAGCGCCTAATACAATCACCACAATCACCACACCCGTACTTGGGTGGGACAGTGTAAACAACCCAACAAGTGCGTCTGTGGGCAGGTTTATTGAGACCGATGAACAGCTCCGTCAAAGGTTCCGTCAGACTAAGTTTGTTAGTGCAAGTAACATCCTTGAAGCACTATACTCTGCACTAACAAACCTTGACGGTGTTGAGGAAGTTGTAATCTACGAGAATGATAAGAATGTAACAGACGCCAACGGCGTTCCAGCTCATAGCTTTATGCCTATTATTCTTGGTGGTATTTCTACCAATCTCGGACAAACCATTTGGCAGAATAAACCACTTGGGATTCGCAGTTATGGTAATACAACTGTGAGTATTTTTGACAGTCAAGGTTTCCCGCACGATATTGGGTTTGAGCGTCCTAACCCTGTAGATATTTATATCTCTTTGGATATTAGTACAAACTCAGACTTTCCTCAGAGCGGTGAGGATGCAATTAAAGATGCTCTCGCTGCCTACATGGAAGATAAGTTTGGTATTGGTGACGAGATTATCTACAGTCGTTTATACACACCAGTTAACAGTGTTCCCGGACATCAAGTAAACTCAATGACAATTGGCACAAGTGCATCTCCCATTGGAGTCTCAAACATACCTCTTGCATTCAATGAGTTGTTTTCTTTGAATCCCGACAACATTGTTATCACTGTAACATAAGGAGGATCTGTGCAAGTCAATGACTTTGAATTAACAGAATACCTCACTGTTGCAAGAGACAGGGTAACTGAGGCTTTTAAAGGTCGTGTAGTTTTTGATAAGTATCTACAACTCTTGTTAGCGGGTCAGCTTGAGATGCAGGATACTCTTAAAGATTTGATGCAACTTAGAAGCATTGATACTGCCGAGGGAGAACAACTAGACAGTATAGGTAGGATTATTGGTCAGGACAGAGAGTTGATTGATGGGGAGATACTAGAATACTTCGGCTTTGATGGGTATCCTGAATCACAATCTTACGGTGATCTATCCAACGCCTCGGTAGGTGGTTTTTACTACTCACTAGGTACTCCGCTCACGGGTAGTGTGCTGCTAAATGACATGCAGTATCGCTTGTTCATTAAAGCAAAGATTCTTAAAAACTCTACCACAGCAACCCCCGAAGACTTCCTAACGTTCATCAGGTTTGTATTCGGCACAGAGATTAACAACGTCCTTGCTGAAGGTGAGGCTGAGTTCACCATCCTTATTGGTAAGGAGCTTAACTCTTTTGAAAGGGCTTTGCTCACTTACAAAGTTAAATATGACGGCTATGAAGCACCATTTGTCCCCAAGCCTGTCGGTGTGAGAATCAACTACGGATACTTCCCTTCAGACAACTTCTTCGCCTATCAGGGTGCTCCGGGTGCAAAAGGGTTTGGGGATTTGAGTGACACAAGTGTTGGCGGCAAGTACGCAGGACTAATTTAAGAGAGGAAAGAAATGGCAATTGTTAAACCAGATTTAAGCCAACAATGGGCATCAGACGGGGATAAGATTGCCCCATCGGGTGCTAAGATTCAAGCTGGTTGGGGTCCAGAAATCCCTCCATATCAGTGGGAAAACTTTATTCAGAATCGCCAAGATGAGATGCTGGCATACCTGAATGAGAGGGGTATCCCGGAGTGGGATAACAGGACAAACTACGTTGGTGGTGGGAAGTCTTATGTACAAGGGAGTGACGGAGTTGTTTACAAGTCTGTGGCTGCAAGTGGGCCTGACACTTCCGCCCAAGACCCAATAACAGACCCGACAGGTATTTATTGGGAGGAAGCATTTATTACCGACGATGATGCGCGACTCTCTGACGCCCGCGAGTGGGTTGCCGAGACCGTCTCTCAAGCTGAAGCGGAGGCAGGAACCTCGACTACTCGCAGGGCATGGACTGCGCAAAGGGTTTTTCAGGCCATCCAAGCCCGAATTAACTCTGCATCCGAAGCGGTTGCCGGAATGTTGCGAATTGGTACACAAGCTGAGGTGGACGCCGGAATACTGAGTGACGTAGCAGTTACCCCGGCGTCCCTGTCAAATTTCCTACAGCCATCACTCACGGGCACGTATACATCAAATGGGACTACTAATAACACTATCGCCATGCCGGGCATTGTTACGGCTCTTGATTTAGAGGTTGGGGATGTCATTAAAATAACAGGCAGCCCCAGCGGCCTTAATGACAGAATTTTTACCGTAGAGTCAATAGCAGATGACGGCAACATAGTTGTAAACTACGAGCACGCCGGTAATCGCGGTAACGGACCCCTTAAGCTTGCCGATCAAACATCCGTAATAGTGACAATAAAAAGAATATCTAAGTGGATAAACGCCCCCCTGGGTCTGGGGCAAGCTGGAGTTAACGTTAGTAACTTACGGGTAGCGGGAACTACCTACACAAATACTACTGGACGTACTATACAGGTGCAGGTTAGCGCGTATACAGGGAGCGGCGGGGTTATCATTACACCAACGGTTGATGGGATAGTTCATCGCCCTTCCGGAGCGTCTGGTGGCACGGTGAACGCTGGCGCAGCGTCTACTCTTGATATCACAAGAGACTCTGAATATTCATTTGCCGGTCTCCCCGCCGGATCATCTACGGTATGGGCTGAGGTGAGATAATTATGAAATATTTTAAAGATGAAGGCGGGAAAGTATTCTCATATAGCGATATCCAAAACCCCGCATTAGGTCTATTCGAGATGACCGAAGATGAAGTTTATGCGTATTTTAATCCGCCACCTTATATGCCGACTTATCAAGAAGAGCTTGCTCTATTAAATAATCAATACCAAGTGGATGTAGAAGCTTTCAATAAAGCCTTCTCCTTAGCGATTCTATTTGATGGGGTTTCTGAAGAGGCTAAGAAAGCTGCAATTCGGGAACAATACACGACTCGCAAGCAAAAGTATGTTGCTGATATCACAGCACTTAAGCTCAAGCATGGAGTATAAAGTATGAAATTTTGCCCTATTTGTGGAGATATCCTCTACATTGTTCGCCACGAGTCACCGACTATCGGAGTATACTGGATGTGGGAGTGTCCAGAGCAAGATTGGTTTGAGCCAGCACCACCTCCAGAAGACGAAGAGCTGTCTGAATAAGAGGCTTTATGAAAGCAATCAAAAGTAAACTGATTGCAGCATTTATTGCAGCGGGGCTTAGTGCCCCGGCTGCTTTTGTTGCATATGACCTAACTCTACCAGCAGAAGGATTGGTGTTACACCCATACTCAGACCCTGTGGGGTTCAAGACCGTCTGTGCAGGCCACCTTGTCCAGAAGGGGGAGAAAGTAAAATCCTCCTATACAGAAGAAGAGTGCATGGAAATCTTCGCCTCCGATTGGAAGAAACATCTAAAGCAAATTGATCGTGCTGTTCGTGTCCCCTATGCTTCTGAATGGCAACGTCAAGCTTTGAATGATTTCACCTTCAACCTTGGCATCAACTCTGTCAAAGGTAGTACCCTTCTTCGCCTTGTCAATCAAGGAGAGCATGAAGAAGCTTGTGAGCAATTGACACGTTGGGTTTATGCTGGTGGTAAGGTGCTCAAAGGCTTGGTGATCCGTAGAGACAAGACAATGCCTTATTGCCTTGGCGAGCTTACACAAGAAAAGCAAGAAGACTATAAACAATTCTTGGAGCAATATAATGAAATGGCACGAAGATTGGAAAAAGATTCTTAAAACATACAGCTTCCTATCCATCGTTGCTAACCTCCTAGTTGCTCTGTCTGTCACCGGACTTTCGGTGTTAGGTGTCCTGTCTTCACAAGTGGCGTTTGGTACTCTTGCCGTCTCAGCCTCTGTTTTGGGGTTGATGGGGGCAGTTGGCAGGTTCGTTGACCAATCTTACGACGATATGGAGAAAGAGAAAGATGAATAGACTATCCCTTATAATCATAGCTGTTCTCCTCTCTTTCTCTGGGTTGTTTGGCTACCTTTCCTATAGCTACAGTGGTAAAATTGGGGCGTTAGAGGCGAAGCTTACCGTTTGCTCCAATAACAACAAAGCTCTTGTTTCAGACGCAGAAAAGGCTACTAAAGCTTGCTCTATCACTGATGCTGTAGTGAAAGAGAATACAGAAGAACAGAAAATCTTGGAAGATAAGAAGAAAGAGATTCTATCTCAATTAGACACTCCCCCCTACACACCAAAGGATGTTCTGATGGATACCCCAACTAAGAGGATTGCACATGAACAAGAAGCTGTGGTGCAAACCAATGCACAGTCTCCTATCGTGGATGTTGATGACCCTCTGCCTGATGATCTTGTCAGCTTGCTCCAACAAGCCTACCGGAATTCAGTACAAGAATAAACTACATCTTACACCAGACAGCCTGCTGATTGACCCTTGCTCACCCAAAGAAGCTGGATACACTGTACGGTCACTGGCCAAGGGTTATATAGAGAATACCACTTGTATCGGTAAATATAAAATCTTGCTTGAGAAGCAGAGGAAACACAAGCAACAGATAGTGGAGCTTTACTATGCCCCATAGTGCTGAAAGTAGAATTAATTCATATTGGGAGAGGGCTGCAATTGGACTATTAGCCATTGTTATGTCTCTTACAGTGTGGGCATTCAAGGAACAAGGACAAAGGGTTGAAAACCTTGAGATTAAGGTTATTGCTCTTGACAAAGTGAAAACAGATAGGGGGGATTTGAGGGAAGTAGAAGAGCGACTATCCTCTACACTGCAAGCTCTTAAATCAGACCTTATAGCAAGACAGGATATCAGCCAAGCGAACATCCTTGCGAGGATTGATTTATACATGAACCAGCAGAACAAGAAGTGACGCATTCAGGATATAAGGGGATATGCCGTGGTATGGACAATCCTACAGAATGTAGTAAATTGCCTATTCTTAGTTCTGTGTCTTGTTACTCTTAGTATAGTAGTAAGGCAGGGTGAAGAAGATAAGTCGGTAAATAATGCAGTCGATCTTATTGACCTTGTTCGAGAGGAGAATAGGAAGGTTATCGCTAATAACACCACCTATCTTGAGAACAGGATTAATGAATTAGGTAAGAGTCAGAATGATTATCAGATTTCAACATCCAAGAAAATAACACTCCTGGAATCTAAGATCGAACTAAAACAAAACTCTAAGCAATTACTGGTTAACAATAACACCAATAACCTTACAATTGTTGAAAAGAGAGATGGTGACTAACTCGGTAGTTTCAGAAAGACATAAAAAAGCCCCGGAGGAGCCAATTAAGGTTCTTGCCGGGGCTTTCTTTTGTTCACAGGAAAGTGCTTACTCTCCTTCAGCTTGGTCGGCAGCTTCAAGACGTTCAACTGTGGCCCTCAGATAGTCATTCTCTTTCTTCAGACTTGCGTTAGTATCTTGCAACTTCTTCAGTTGCTCCTTAACACTCAGCAACGACTCCATTGGGAGCGCTTCATAATTCTTCAGAACATCATCACTTTCACCAGCAGAGATAATCAGGTCCGACTTAACTTCATTGTAACCCTCACTGCCTTTAAACTTAATATGCTTACCTACAGTTAGGGTGCTCTCAAGCTCAACCTCTGTTGCAC